TGGAGGGGCGGATTTCAAACCCACCCCTCCAGAGGCGCGAAACCCGGACGACCCTACCGTTAACCCCGGCTTCGCCGACTTCTCCGGCTGGATGGCCTTCTACGGCTGGCGCGACGTGAAGGACGAAGTGCCGACCCCACTGGAGGACGTCATCGTGGCCCATGGCGATCCGCGCACCGGCTTCCTGATCGATATCGCCTGGATCAGCACCATGGGCGTCTGGCATCGCCATACGGGGGATAAGGCTAGGCTGGACGTCCAATACTGGCATGAAATGCCGCTGTTGCCGCCCATGGCTAAGGATAACAACCCATGAACCATGCCCGTGTGCAAAGCTCGCCCCGGCTGCTACGGGTGTTGAGCGCGCTCGCCACGGGCGAGTGGATCACTCATCGCGATCTTTCCGCGCGCAGCCAGGCCAAAGGGCTGCGAACCTGCATCTGCGAGTTGCGCCGCAATGGCTTCACCTGACTTTCCCGAGGTGGCGGCGCCCGTTGGGAGTACAAGCTGGAGACCAAACGCCATGACCACCGCCAAAGACCCTGAGATCGAACGCCTGGAACGTCGGCTGGAGGAGATCGAGCGCCTGGGGCTTGATCCTGTCGGCGTGCGCCGCAGCCTGGAACAGGCCAGGCGCCAGCGGAACCGCGAACTGGGCGCCATCCACCAGGGCGCCAAGCAGATCGGCCTGGATGAGGACGACTATCGAGCCCTCCTGCAACGGCTCACCGGGCAGACCTCCGCCGCCGGCCTGACCCATCGCCAGCGCCGGGATGTGCTGCTCGATCTCCAGCGCCTGGGGGCCAAGGGCGGCCCCCCAGAGTCGCGCCCGCGGCCCTCCCCGGAGCGCTCGCCGCTGCTGAGCAAGATCATGGGGCTGCTCGGCGAGCTGGGCTATCCCCTGGCCTACGCCGATGCCATCCTCAAGCGGCAATACCAGGTCGAACGGTGCGAATGGGGCACCCCGGAGCAGCTACGCGGGGTGGTGGCGGCGCTCTGGCACCAGGTCAAGCGGCGGCAGGTGGTGGCCTGATGGATAGGATCTCACTACGCGACATCCTCCATACCGATGCCGACCACAAGCGGCAGCAGGCTGAACAGCGGCTGCGGCAAAGTGCCGGTGATCCCTATCAGGCCGAACGCGCCCGCCGCGAGCAACTGGAGGCCATCCAGATCGAGGGCCTGGCGCGGGATATTCTCGCCTGGCTGGAGCAAGGAGATGGCTGAGGGCGAGCGCCGAAACCGAATGGTGAGAGTGAGATCCTTGGTGGGTGAAACGGCCTTCGCCAGTCTGGTGGAGTTTCGCGGTGGTCGCTCGGTGTTCATCCCCTCGGTCTATCGGCCGGATCACTGGCTGTCCGGACTCATCGGCGAGGCGGCCAGCCTGGCGCTGATCGACCACTTCGGTGGCAACGCCATCCGTATACCGCTGAACAAGCAGGGTCTGACCGAGCGCCTGATGCAGACGAAGGCCAAATTCAATCAGGAGATCCTGGCGCTGTCTCGCGCCGGGCTGGGGACCTCCGCTATCTGCGCCCGCCTGGGCGTGAGCGAGAAATACGTGCGCCGGGTGAAACGGCTGGCGACGGGCGAACGGCCTTCGCCCCTACTAGATGATCCCCCACAGAAGCCGTAGGGCGGGCACGGCCCGCCAGAATGGGGACGTGGATGAATACGGTGGGCGATGCCCACCCTACAGAGAGGACACAGAAACACCAATGAACCTCACCTGCCAGTCTTGCGGCTGTTCCGGCCCGCCCATCGTTTTTCTCACCGCCGGATCTGAACTGAAATGTCCTGGCTGCGGGGTGCTGGGCGATGCGGCCCTCTTCGTCCACGAGTCGATCTCCCGGCGGGCGCTGCTGAAGGCGCTGGAGATGCCCGCCGACCTGGCCATTCGTTTGGCCCATTATCTGGCGCTACACAATCCGCCCTTGCGTCGCATGACCGGCGAGCAGGCGGACAAGTTGTTGGGCGAGATCATGGACGAGATCAAAACCGCCCAGGTGAGCTGGGAGCGGCAGGTTTACGCCGCCCCCATCCGATACTGGAAGCTGGCCTTCGATGAGCTGTTCACTATGCGCGAGGCGGGCAAGCTGCGCCTCCCGCTGAAAGGGCACGGCTTGTTGCGCTCGATCCTCGCCGGGATCGCCGGGCACGATGCGGCCAAGGCCGAGACCGAGCGCCATGAAAACGCCAGGCGCGGATCCGCTCGAACCCACGAGGCCGGGTTGCGTCCGGTTGGCGAGGTAGTGAAAGCGAAGCGGGAGCGGCGTGAGCCACCAGCGGAGTTTTTGGAATTGAAACGAGAGGTAAACAACCAATGACAAGAGAAGAAATGATCGCGGCGTGTGAGGAGGCCATCTCCTATGGAGAACCCCATAGGATCGAATTTATGGTTCGCCCAGGCCGGAAACCGCCTGGCTTTCCACGCGGCGAACTGATGAATGAGAAGGTGGTCGACGGCGAACGGTTTCAGGTGCGGCTCTACAATGCGCGACGTATGTTGGATTGGCTGAACCGGCCAGATGTTATCGCGTCGTCCAACCGTGGAAAATGGCATGACGGTGATGGATAACGAAGACCCGGAGCAGCCAGAGACGACGGAAGACGAGGCCTGGTATGACGCCGAGATTGCCCCGGTGTTGGCTGCGCTGGCGAAGCGGTGCCATGAGCGCGGCATGGCCGTCGTGGCCGTGGTGGAATACCAGCCAGGCGACCGTGCCGGCACCTACTACATGACCGAACACGCCGGGCTGGCAATGCACATGCTGCACTTCTGCGCGATGACGGCGCCCAACCTGGATGCCTACGTGATAAACCTGATGGGCCACTGCAAGAACGTGGGCCAGGACATGAACGGTAGCCTCGTGCTTCGGGGCCTTGGGGCCTAACGACTTTTCCCCTTCCTTCATTCCGCCGGCTGGTCTGGATTGCTGGCCGCTCCCCCGCTTAGGCTGTCTCACTTCACCCTGCGAGACAGGCGATATGAGCGAACCCTATACCAAGCCTTTCATCAAGATCGTCGACTACCTCATTGACGAGATCGAGGGCGGACGCAGCAACACCCCAGGTGATCGCGGCGGCGAGACCAAGTACGGCATCTCCAAGGCCGCCTATCCAAAGCTCAACATCGCCACCCTGACCCGCGACCAAGCCGTCGCCATCTATTGGCGCGACTACTGGTTGGCGGCGGGGTGCGAGGAGCTGCCACCTCCGTTGGGCATGGCGCTCTTCGATGGCGCCGTCAACCTCGGTATCCCACGGGCCAGCAAGTTTATCCAAGAAGCGGTTGGCGTCGCCCCTGACGGGCGAGTTGGTCAGGCCACCATTCGAGCCGCCAGAGACGCCGATGTCTGGGAGGCGCTGGTGGAGTATTTCAGCCTGCGCGCCGCCTACTACCACAGTCTGGCGGCCAGCTCGCGCAGTCAGGCCAAATTCATAAAGGGCTGGCTCAGGCGCACCTTCAAGGTGGCGGCCTGGATCGCCCGCGCCTATCTCTGATCACAAAGGAGCCACCATGCCGACGCCCCTGATTGAGTTGTTACAGACCTGGTCGAGTTATCTGCCGACCTCTGTTTCGGTGGTGGTCTGCGCCTATATCTGGTGGCAGGTACGAAAGGAACGCAAGGCGGGCGAGGAGCGCGCCCAAGCCCTGGAGAACGAGATTGCCGCACGGCTGGACCGCATCGAAATCCAGCATGCTGAAATGACGGCCAGCCTCCAGGGTTTGCCGAGCCTTAAGGATCTAGGCCCCATCTACGACCGCATCAACGCCACTAATAGCGAACTGCAACGCCTGGTCGGCCAGATCACCGGCATCAACCGCCATATCGATATGCTGACCGAGCATCACCTGCGTGACTGAGATGAGCTACCCAACCCTGCACGAACATCGGCGCTTGGAACTACTCAAGCTCCTGCGCGAGGCCGCGGACTACACCGGACACGAAGCATGGCTATCCAGCGAACTGACCCGCCTGGCCTTCGGCTGCGCTCGCGATACTTTACGGGCGGATCTCGCCTGGCTGGACGAACAGGGCCTGATCATCGCCCAGCAGCCGGGCGGGATCTGGCTCGCGACCCTGACCCAGCGCGGGCTGGACGCCGCCAACGGGCTGGCCCGGGTGCCCGGGGTGACTCGTCCGGGTCCGGGAGGCTGAGGATGCTGGAACGAATCGGACGCTATCTGCTGGATCGTTTCCGTGAGGCCTCGACCTGGCGCGGGCTCATCCTGGTGGTTACCGCCGCCGGGGTGGCGATCAAGCCCCAGATGGCGGAGGCCATCATCGCCTTCGGTCTGGCGCTGGCTGGCGGCGCTGGCGTGGTTAGCCCTGATCGGCTGCACGCCGATCCTCCCCCCGGGGATCGCTTGCCGCCCCGGGCTGACCCCGCTCCTGACGCCGACCAGCGCAGCCCCTTCCTCGACCATGAGTGAGCGGCTGGATGGGGTCATGTTGACCTGGCGATGCTGGCGGTAATCCATGCCTCCCCGCTCCAAGGTCTTTGACCTACCAAAAGAGGTACGCGAGGAGCTGAACGACCGCCTGGTCGGCAGCGGCTTCGGCGGCTACGTCGAGCTGTCGAAATGGCTGTTAGAGCAGGGTTACCACATCGGTAAATCGGCGTTACAGGTCTATGGTCGGGACCTCGAAAGCGAGTTCACAACCGCTATGACCGAGGTGCGCAAGACCACCGAGATGGCCCGGGTCTTCGCCGAGGCCGATCCAGACCAACCCGCCGCCCTGGTAGACGCCACCACGCGGATCGTCCAAGAGGCGCTATTGCGCATCGCGCTCTCGCTGCGTCAGGCCGAGGATGACCCGCAAAATCTCACCAAACCCTTGTCCCAGGTGAGCCGGGCCTTGGCCGATCTGGGGCGGGTATCGCTGGCGCAAAAGAAGTGGGCGGATGAGGTGCGCCGAGAGGTGGCGGCCCAGACCCTGGCGGCGGCCGCCGAGCGGATCGACAGCGCCGCCCAGGCTCGCGGCCTGTCGGCGGAGGACGCCCGCTTCTGGCGTGAGCGCGTGCTGATGGGGATGTAATGATCCCTTCCCCGCTGCCGGATACCGAACGCCTGCTGGAATGGGAGGAACTGCCGGATCGGGTCCGAGCGATCCCGCCGGAGTTCGATCCCAGCGCCCAGGGTGTGCTCATGGCCCATCAGTCGGCCTGGTTGAAGATGCAGGCCGATCTGGATATCGCCGTGTGCGAAAAAGGGCGGCGTACCGGCATCACCTTCGCCCAGGCGATGGCCGACACCATCATCGCCGCCACCGCAAAAGCGGCGGGCGGCGCCAACATCTGGTACATGGCCGACACCCGGGAAAAGGGGCTGGAGTACATCGGCTACGTCGGCCGCTTCGCTCAGATCATGGCCCGCGGCCAGGCCACCCGCATCGAACAGCACCTGTTCGAGGACCAAGACCCCGAGGGCGGCAGCCGCCAGATCCAAGCCTATCGGGTGCGCTTCGCCTCAGGATTTCGGGTTACCGCTCTGTCCAGCCGGCCGCAGAACATCCATGGCCTCCAGGGGTTTGTGAACCTCGACGAGGCGGCGCTGCATAAGGATGTCGGCCGCGTGTTGGAGTCG